GAATCCGGCCTCGCAAATTAATCGTTTGATTGTTCTGTTTTCTCCTTTGGCTTTCCTGCAAAAATGCTCACCCCTTCCCGTGCATTTATTTTTGCAAAACTGAGCACTTTTCTATTGCAAAAAACACTTACCCTTTGAAATGTGTGAAGCGCACAAATTAAATAAAAAATACTAAAAAACGTATTATTCATGGGATAATTTAAAGTTTTTATGTGTTTTAATAGCTTTTTCTATATAAAGTACAATATGATGTATAAATAGTAATTATATAATAATATAACTACAGCATATTGTATTTTGCACTTTATAAAATGTTTTAACTATAGGCAAAGATAATCAAACAGTAAGATGTGATGAATGTCAAAAGAAAAGAGATATTAAACGTAGGAATAAATGGAGAGACGAATGGAGAAAGCGTAAGAATAGTTAGAATGGAATACGTAACAAATTAAATAAAAAATATTAAAAAACGTATTATTCATGGGACAAAATAAGATTATAAAAATATTATACTTAAAATTGTAATATGGTAAGGAAAGGATAATCAGACAGTAAGATGTGATGAATGTCAAAGGAAAGAAACACAAAGAATTAAGCGTGAATGGAAAAGGAGATATGATAAAATTAAAAAAGTAGAACGCACAAATTAAATAAAAATCATTAAAAAACGTATTATTCATGCGATAAATTAGTGCTTTTATGTGTTTTAATACCCTTTTCTTTTGAATAGTAAAAATATAAAGATAAAATAGTATATTTTAGCCAAATATTTGTCTATATTTAACAAATTATTACTGTTATAAACGTTTCTATTTATGTATATTGTATATTGTAATAATATTAAAATGTTTTAACTATAGGAAGTATTAATTATTTTCACCTATCCCCTACCCCTTGTGGGTAGGTTGATTAAATACAATAACAAGATTGGCTCTGTGTCATTTTAGGCACAGGGCTTTTATATTTTTTTTATTTTCTATATCAAACATAAGCGATTTTGGAATACAGCACAAATTAAATAAAAAATATCCGCAAACATAGTAACCATGCGGTAAAATATACTTTATCTTTCCCTTTATATATACAGTATGGAAGGATATAGAATATTATCTAAATCAAAAAAAGGAATGAGGAAAAACAACAATGAGGTACAAGCGTATTAATGATTATACCTTTGTAGGAGATGACGGCACAGTAAAGATGATTATTGATGGCATTACTTATAAGACGTGTGCATTTTGCGGACGTTATTTCAAGGTAAAAAGCAACCACAGTAAATATTGTCCTCTATGCCGCACAAAGGTAAACATTTTAAAAACAAGTCAAAATTATAACAATAAAATGGGATAATACAAGGTAACTAAGTCCAACTTAGGGACTGAGTATTATAACAAGAAGGAGTATATTATGGCAGAAAATACAAATGAAAATAATGAGAATGAGGAAACAATTACAATGTCAAAAACAGATTATGCTAAAGCAATTCAAAGTGCAGAGGATAAATTGCGTACAACCTATTCTGCAAAAATTAAAGACCTTGAATCTAAATTACCACATGAGAAATCAGACGCAGAAAAGGATTATGAATCACGCCTTGCAACTCTTGAAGCAAGAGAAAAGAAAATGGCTCTTAAAGAATCTTTAGCTAATCACAAATTGGATAACTCTTTTGCTGAATATTTAAAAGATGATGTGGACATTGATAAGTTTAGTACTGCTGTTGATAATCTTGTAAAAGCAAAATTAGCAGAAACAGGATTTAAACCTACTGGACACGAACATACACAGAATATTTCAGAAAAAGAATGGAAGAAAATGACTTATTCACAGAAGCAAGAGTTTTACAACTCTAACCCTGAACTTGCCAAAAAATTTATGGGGATGTAATAGGGTGTCGGTTGTATGTACACCCTTTTGAACAAAATCGGAAGCCGATAATCGTCCTCCGATAAAACAAACAATTTTGATTATAAGAAAGATGAGGTAATTAATATATGGCTAATTTATTTATTCCAGAGGTATTTAAGGACGCAATCAATGAAAAACTTGGCACTACCCTCAAATGGGGTTCTGTTGCGGTAGACGCAACGTCTATGGTGCCGGAAATTAAAAGTTATGGTGATACAGTCCATTTTCCAAAACTTAAAAGGACTGCTGTTGTAACAACTCCGGTAAAGGGTACTCCAATGACTCCTGCTGAAATTGATATGAGTGACGCCACAGCAACGGTTAAATATGTTGCTTCTCCATTCCGTGTCTATGATATTGATAAAGCACAAGTTAAAGGTGATGTGCAGAATCTTGTCATAAATCAGATTGGTGACGCTATGGCAAAACAGATTGATACAGACCTTGCAACAGAAGCAGACAACACTGTATTTAAGACCGCAACAGCCGCAGTAGATAATATCACTTCCGCAGAATTACAGAGTGGTTTTGATAATTTTGGCGATGATGTTGATACAGACAGTTTTGCCGCTATTATCATTAATCCTCGTTTACGCTCTAAATTTGCAGGTATGACAGAATTTGTCAATACAGCTCTTACATATCAGTCCGCAGATAATGGACTTGTCAAAAATGGTATTATAGGTCATTATTTTGGCGTGCCTGTAATCGTAACTTCAAACGGTACATATGACAGTGCTAAAGCAGAGTGCAAGAGCTATATTGTTAAGAAAAATGCCCTTAGTTATGTATTCCAGAAAAACATTGCTTACAATGAAGCATATAATCCGCTTCTTCTTGCTACAGATATTTCTGCAAGTACTCTTTATGCCGTGAAACTTTTGGATGATACAGGTATTGTAGTACTCCGTAAAACAGTTGCCTAAATCCAGCTTGTGGAAAATTTTCCACAAGCTGAGGATTATAAAGTTTGAACATTCCTAAGAAATCTTCGGAAAGTAATACAATTATAAAGGTCAGAGTGTACAATGTGCATTCTGGCTTTTTCTATATCTATTAGTCATTTTTAATTAACAGGTATAGAAAAGGTTACATTATTGTTACCTTTATATTTCTAATGAAAGAGGTGAAATCAAACTATGATAACAGGAAAGCAATTAAAGGAAATTAGAGAATACAAAGGTTTATCATTGCGTGATGTTGCAAAATTTTGTGATGTATCGCCGCAACTAATAGGACAGATTGAAAACAACAAAAAGGTATTTACTGATAATAATTACAAACAAATTATTGACGCTATGAACCTTGCCTTTGCCGCAAAACAAAACGGAACACTTAAAACAAATAGTAAAAAATGAAAAATCAAAAGGAGGAATTAAGCAATGATGTATTTTATGGAATTGCGGGTAGAGAGGAGTAATGATCACAAACAATAAATCCTATGGGAGATAACTTTCAGCAAAATTTTGCTGAAAGTACAGCACTATCGTTTGAACCAACTATAAAACTCTTGTGAAAACAAGAATATGAACAAGCAATTATTAGATAAATTTCCAACATGGTATAGGAATATTGATAAGGATAAAAATTATCTTGTCTTATCAAACGACTTTGACAGTTATTACTCATGTTGCTTATTAAGAAATAAATTCTCATTAAAAATAGGCGGTTACTTTGATTTAAATAATGGATTGTATTTGAATAAGGAACGCACAGAGGGGAAAGAACCTATCTATGTTGATTTATCTATTACACATGGTAAATGTTTTGATAATCATATGACATTTATCAAGAATCCAGAATGTATTAACCCTAATATCATTACAACGAATTATTACCATAAATATAATGGCAGTACATTATCATTTTTGTGCAGTTTATATAATTGTAATTTATCTAAATATACATATAACCAATTAATGAAAATGATTACTATTGATGGATGGGACGCAGGTTGGTATAAATACAACGGCAAATTCAGAGATACATTAATTAATTGGATGAAATTATTTGAAGAGGATAAATACTTATTGCCTATCTTACAGGAACATGATAGCAGGCAATATTTCTTTGATTTTGTTGACCATTATCATTTAGGCGAACATATCATTATGCAGAATAATCATTTACATTGTAATGTAAAAACACATATTCCAACTTGTGAATTTGAATTGGCATATAAAGTTAAGCGTGATAATTTATGTAAATATCAAGTTGAGAATATTTACAATAATAATGCTGATTCAATTATTACAACAGCGGAAACATATAAAAACCAATATTCGATTTGTAGAAAGGTAGCATAAATATGAAAAATCAGACACAAGAAGAAATTACTAAATCAATAAGGGAACGTTTTATTATTGTATATAGTTGCCGTAAAATGCTTTATCTAAAAGATAATGGATTTAGATACTTATTTAAATGCTTCAATGAAAATAGTCACTGTAATTTTTGGGTATTTGACGCAACACCTGAAATCAGAGAAGCATTGAACCAATATAAGAGACCAGATGAAGAATAAGCAGCACATTTCCAAAATGGGAAATTGAATAATAAATTATATGGGGTACGGTGAATAGCCGTATCCCTTTTATATGGCATAAATCAATTTAAGAGTACCTTTATCGTTTAAAAAATAAATTTTTTAAACTCTATTATTGTGATTTTTTGCAAAAATCCCAATAAACTTAATATTTAATTGAAAGGAAATTATATATGAAAAATAATAATAGCAATCGTAAAGTTTATATCTATAATCCAGTACAGGCAAAATATTATATTCAAAATGGTATGACACTGTTAAGTGTAGGAGTACATTACAAAACACATAAAGCATTTTGGGTATTTGATTATAATGAAACACTTGATATTTATGAGAAATGGGTTTATAGAAAACATTGATGTAAAAAATGGAACAATTCAATTTGTTATATATATATAGTTACAAACAAATTGATTAGTTCCACATTTTACACTTATAATAGATGAAAGGAAAAATAGATGAATTTAGAAAATATAAAAGTAGGAGATAAATTCTCAACAGAAAAGAAATTACTTATTGCAGTTGGCTTTGAAAAATATGATGGTGATAAGCAAAAACAATATCAATTAAAAGAATTAAATCGTTATCTTACATATGAAAAGACAGGTAAAATATCAAGAGGAAAACCAACAAATGAAATTGTTATCACTGAAATATTTGATACTCCAAAAGAGAAAATAGATAATCGCACTGATAATGGCGGCAACAATACAAGTATCATATCTGATTATATGCGTAACTGGATTAATATTACACTTGAAACAGATGTTGTAGACGGCAGTGCAAGTAAAATTATTAGAGATATGCACTTAATTGTTGCTGATTTTAATAACGCTTACTATAATTTTGATGATTGCTTTGACAGTTATACTCCAATAGAAAAACAATTTTTCCTTGATTATTGTGATGTTGTAATGAATAGCTATAAGCAAAGATTAAAACGTATTATAAATAATCTTGTAGAATATACTGATGTTATGTATAAAGAATATTATCAAATTAATTTTATGAAAAGCGGTAAATATGGTGAATATATTGCCACTGATGATATTGAAGATTTAGAAACGATAGATAAAATTGATAAGGCAAAACATCAAGTTGAATCTTTTTATGGAGCAAAAGAAAATAAAGATAAATGGAAATTATATTGTAACAGAGAAACATCAAATAAATTTCAAGATGATTTTATTCAGCAGGTTAGGAAAATATTAAAACGTGATGATGTTGTGAATTGTTATAAAGCAATGTTTCTGTGTAAACATGGTACATATGAAGCAGATATAAATGAAAATTTTGATAATAAAAAGTTTTGGAAAGCACAAAAGAAATTTTCTGAAGATAAAATTAAAACAGTATTTAATAAACAAAATAAAATTCCATTGGGTTTTGGCAAATATGAGAAACTGCCAAAATATAGGCATGAGGATATATCTGATGATATGATTAAAGATTGCACAGATATGATTGTTTATGAATCAGTAAGTTAAATTAGAAATTCACATTTTTTGAAAGGAAGTATTATTATGAATAAAGAATTAAACAATGCTATTAAAAACAATGAAAAGGTTTATGCAGATAATAAGAAAGCAACTGATGGATATATTAAAACAACAGAAGATGTAATGGCTTCTATGGATAAAATGGAAAAAGATATGGTATGGGACAAATTATGCAGTTGTGAAAATAAATTAGATAAGATTTTAAAGATACTGGGTGATAAATAATGCCAAGGAAGAAAAGAATTACAAAAACAGATGGATATGCTACAGGTAAATCCACATCACAGGAAGAAAGCGTACTTTTACATTTAATATCTCTTGTACATACGCAAACAAAAGCATATTACATTTTATGGAAGTATGCGCCTGAACTGCTTCCTGCCAAATTCAAAACATTTGATGATTTAAAAAATAATTATAAGGTATTCACAGCAGGCGTAACAGAAAAAACAGCAGAGAATTGGTTAATGGAAGAAAATGTACAGACAGCGGTTAAATGGCTTTTAAAGCGTGAACATCAAAAGAAACTGATTGAATTATATAATATCTATTATGATAGAGCAAAAGAGGATACTAATGCATTTAAAGCGTTTATTGACTTTTCCAATCAATTCTTTGCAGATGATAAAAAGAGTGATGTGCTTGACATTATTCAAAATATTCCAGATTCAGAATTAGAGGATAAAAAGTAATTTCTAATATAGTTATATTATGTTTTTGACGTTATACAGGCGATATTAAGTCGGGGTAGTATAAACATACCTTTGATTTTTTATCGCCTTATTTATTGTTATAGCATAGGGGGGTGTATTATGACAACAAAAGAGAAATTAATAAAGGTATGGAAGAACCCTCTATATTTCATGGAATATTTAATGAAAGTAGTTAATAAGAATGGTGACTTAGTACCATTCAGATTAAACAAACAGCAGAAATATTTACTGCAAAATGAGAGCAAATATAATATCATATTGAAATCAAGACAGTTGGGTATATCAACTCTTGCCGTGGCTCAAAGTATTTATATTGCAACTACAAAGCCGCACAGTACTTGCCTTTTAATGTCATACAGTATTCAATCAGCAGATGAAATTTTTACAAAACTGAAGCAATTATATAATGATATGGCAGAACCTTTTAAAGTGCCTATCTATGCAAATAATAAAAAGGAATTGCGCTTTACAAACGGCAGTCATATTATTTGTACTACATGCGGCAATAAGGATGTAAGCCGTGGTGCAACAATTACATTTGCACATATTAGTGAGGTTGGATTTTGCAAAGATACAATTCAAAGACAACTGATTGCTATTGAACAGGCATTAACGCCGCATGGTACTATTTTGCTTGAAAGTACTGCTAATGGCATGAACTATTTTCAAGAGTTATGGGCGAAAGCAGAGCGAGGAGAAAATATGTACAAGCCGTTTTTTTTCTCGTGGATTGATGATAAATTGATGTTTAAAGAAGAATACAAGGAATTTTGCGAAAGATATTTAGCACAGCATAAATCATTACCAGAGGAAAAAGATTTAAATTCAGATGAAAAAATGCTTATGCAAAAGGGAGCTTCAATAGAACAAATTGTATGGCGCAGATTAAAAATTGCTAATACAAGCAAACAAGCATTTGCGCAGGAATTTCCGTCTGAACCTTTGGAAGCATTTGTAAGTACAGGCAGTAATATTTTTGAACCTGCCTTAATACATGAAAATCTTTTGAATATAGATAATTTCAAACCTGTTACTATTAAACCTGCCGGTATGCCTGTTGGTTTGCGCTCATGGTTTAACAATGGATTAACTATATGGAAAACACCTGTAAGAGGCGTTAAATTCTATATTGGTGTAGATACAGGCGAGGGAGTAGGCAAGGACTATTCAGCATTTGAAATTATTGACGCTAACTGTGAACAGTATGCGGAATTTAAAAGCAATAAAATCAAGCCATATGCTTATGCGGAAGTAATTAGGAATATTGGTATATGGTATAATAACGCAAATTTGATTGTAGAAAAAATGAGTGCAGGTCATACGGTAGTTGAAAAACTTTACAATGAATGTCATTACAGAAATATGTACTCATATATGGAGTATGATGCAAGGTCTGGATGTATGCTTCCAAAAGTTGGTTGGCAAACTAATACTAAAAGCAAACCAATGCTTGTCAATGACTTTGTGGAAATGTTTGAAACAAAACAGATGATTATAAAGAGCAAAGACCTATTACAGGAAATGAAAGTATTTGAGTTTAAGGATGGCAAAATGGGCGCAACAATAGGTTCTCACGATGATTTATGTATGGCTATGGGTATGGCTTTACAAGGTGTAAAATGCGGAGTTAATTATCATTAAGGAGTGTGATATAGAATGGTTGATATGACAAAGCCGAATTGGTTTGTAGATGTGCCGCAGGAAACAGAACATCAACAGCGAATTGGCGATGTATTAAATATAAGGGAATATTTCTTACGTTTGCATAAGATTTTACATAGACCTGATTTTAAATTTAAGGGCGAAACATATACTACCGCTAAAATTGTATTGCAAACATTACAAAGCATTGTTAATTTCCATGCAAGTTATGTATTGGGTAATCCTATTTCCATTAATGGCGAGCAGAATATTGTAAAATCATTCAATGGTATCTATAGAAAAGGATTATATGATACACTGGATTATCAAATTGCACAGGATTTAGTGAAATATGGTAATGCATTTGAGTATGATTACCTTGACAATGGTATTATAAAAGGCAAACTAATTGCTAATGAGGACTCTTATCCAGTATATGACGATAAAGAGAATTATGTTGCATTTGTAGAATACTGGAAAGAAGCGGAAACAGGCATAGAGCATTATATTGTTTATTTGCCCGACAAGGTATCAGTATATAGGAATAATGTATTGGAAGATGAAAAGCCAAACTTAACTGGGCTTCCTATTCATTATGCCTTATTGGATAAATCAGAGTATGACTTTTTTGGCGATAGTCCTATGAAGGATTTATTCCCTATTATGGATAAGATTGAATCATTGCTTTCTAAACTTGACGATAGTATTACTACTTTGTCTTTGAATCCTTTAGGGGTTAGTATTGGCAGGGGCATAGATTCCTCTATCAGTAAAGATATGTGTGGAGCAAATATTAACTTTGAAGCAGGTGGGGATTTTAAATATGCGTCTGCTACACTGGACTATAATAGTATCAAATTAGAATTGGATAATTTGCTTCAGCAATTATATACTGTTGCTTGTGTACCAAGCGCAGTAATAGGGCAAAGCAATATTGCTAACGTATCAGAAATTAGTTTAAAATTGCTTTTCAGTCAAACAGATAATAAAGCAAAGGCAATAACAAAAGTTCTTAAAGATGGATTCTTCAAGAGGTTTGAGTATTTTAGGAAATTACTTGAATTACAAAATATTACATTCTCTGATGATGATTTTTATGGAGTAAATATTACCTTTAATTATAATCGTCCAGTTGATACACAGTCCATGATGAATGAACTACAAACACAAAGGGAAATGGGAGCTATTAGTAAGAGAACCATTGTTGAATTGAGTCCATATACTAATAATGTATCTTTGGAATTACAGCGGTTAAGTGATGAAAGCAATGGCCTAACGGATAGTAATAAAGAACAGGATAATACCAAATTAGTAAAATAATGGCATATCACTATTCAATACTTGATATTTACCCTTGAAATATGTTATAATTACTCAGTTAAGACAAAAACGTCTTAATAAAAAATGATATATGTACTAATATAGAGTTTATACTTTTGTGAAAAAATGTAGGCGGCATGAGGATGAATATTCTTAAACAGAAAGATGTCCAGAATGTCTGGCATAACTGGGAGAATGCGGACGAGCAATGACCGGATCGGGCCTTTCCCTGTTGGCCGCTGTGGCTGAGGGAAAGGCCTTTCCCTATTATCACCGGATAAGAGGTTGGTCGATTGTAATGACTGAATACG